AGAGTAATGATCGCAACAAATGTTTAGTATGATGGCAGACGCAATGCGTCTCGACATAAAGGATCCACTTGCCAAGTGGTTGCTTGTCACTTTGTGTGACTATGCCAATGACCAAGGCGAATGCTGGCCTAGTACCTTTACCCTTGCCAGACGTACTGGCATGGGTCGGTCAACTGTGGCTAAGAAACTGAATGTCTTGATCGATGATGGTTACATCAAACGCATGCCTACTGCGTTCAACTCAAGCACATACCGTGTCTATGTGGGAGACACCGGTGTCTCTGTGGTAGACACCCCTGTCTCTGAGGTGGGCAGTAACCTATCAGTAACCAATCATAAACCAAAGAAAGTAGCAATCCCTGATGATTGGGTTGCTTCATCTGAATTGCGCGCGGAGATAGATGCGTTGCCAAACATAAAGGAGATAGACCATGACGCTGAACAGATTGAGTTCCGTGAATATTGGCAAGCCGAGGGAAGAAAGTACATTAGCTGGGATCGTAAGTACAAATGGTTCATGCGTGAGTACCGCACCAACAAGCGAGGTTTCATTAACAGCGGGGGCGCAGCGTCAGCTAGAGGTGGGGGATCCAAACAAGGTGTCAGCCAGAGTGAGAGAATGCGCGAGTACCTTGCTTCCTAGCCTACAAGAAAAGCATAGCCAAGACTTCACACTCATGGGCTATTCAATTGGGCGTGAGGATATCGACAAGCTTGAGAAAGCTTTAACTGTAGTCAAGCAAAGCATGGAGCCACTGCCTCACAAGATGATTGTCCAGCAGATCAAGACAATTGCACCATTGGTTACGCTTGGTGCTTCCTTCGATGTTGATATGCTCCACGGCAAGACTGAGGCTTTGGCTAGAGAATTAGCGCAGTATCCTGCCGACATTGTTATCTATGCAGTCGATAAGGTTAAAAAGAAAGCAAGGTTCTTTCCATCTTTCGCAGAGTTTGCAGAGATCTGTGAACCTATGGCTGCACCGCGTATTCTTTTGCACAATAAACTGCATAAATGCATTGATATGCACAGGTAGTTGTGCAATAATGCAGTATAAATAAAGCATTCAAATTGGTGTGTAAGTAAGTCTGAAGAAGAACGAAAGCACATCATAGGTAGCGGGCAATGGTTGCGATTGGAGCGATAGTTACCCGCTACCGATATCTTTAAGGAGTGGACATGGAACGCAAAGGTTTCATCGGAGGTTCTGACCTCTACAATATATTGCGCGGTGACTGGCATGAACTATGGCTGGTCAAGACAGGCCGCAAGCAGCCTGACAATCTCGACCACATCTTCAAGGTCAACCTTGGCAATGTGACTGAGCCATACAATCTTGAATGGTTGTCAAAGGATACCGGCCTTGAGATTGCAGACCAGCAAGCAGCAGCATGGACTGAACTGCTTGGTGTACCATTCAAAGGACAGGCTGATGGCATCGGCACTGATGAGCAAGGCGTTCGATACCTGATCGAGTGCAAGCATACATCGAGCAACAGGTCTATGAACCAGATGCTCGACAGCTACATGCCGCAGATACAATTATATATGTGTCTGTTTAAACTCAAGCAGGCTTACCTGTCTGTGATCTTTGGCAATGAACATGACTACTGCACAGTAGATTACAACCAAGATTATCTGCATGCCGTTGTCACCAAGGTAGCAGAGTTCTGGCAGCTAGTTACGTCTGACACTGAGCCTAGCTATGACCTAACCACGTTCAAGATTGATTGGTCTGCTATCAACATCAACGGCCTCAAGCTGCGTGATGCCAGCAAGGACAATCATTTCACATCACTCGCCTCTGACTTTGTGCTGACGCAAGACAAAGCCAAAGAACATGAGGCCATCAAGAAAGAACTGCGCTCGCTCGTTGCTGACGATGAGCGTGAGGTTTTCTGTGACTTACTCACTATCAAACGCGACAAGCGAGGGGCTTGCCGCATTACTGTAAAAGAAGGAGACGCCAATCATGGCTGAGAAAGCATTCAAAGAAGATCCAAAGCCTGCAAACTTTGACGAAGCAATGCTTGCATTCCAAAAGCTGCAAGTATCTGCCGTCAAGTCGGGCAAGAACCCACACTTCAAATCTAATTACGCAACGCTTGAAGAAGTAATCAAGGCTGCGTCACAAGCCAATGAGTTCGGGTTGTACTTTACGCAGCCGCTAGATCTCATCGTGCTTGGCGATCAGATCATTCAAGTAGTGCAGACCACTATCGTTCATGCGCCAACAGGAGAGAAGCGGGTTAGCCCCTGCCCTGTGCGCAGCAAAGATCCATCCGATGCTCAGAAGATGGGCAGCGGTATCACCTATGCAAAACGCTATGGCTTACAAGCTGCGTTTGCATTGCCGTCAGCAGATGATGACGGTAACGAAGCGTCAAAAGGCGCACCAACTAAACCTACCATTGTGGTAACACCAACAGCGGGAGCTTCATTCTAATGGAATACGACAACACTAATCAGGGTGCAGCGCACCCACCGTTCGAGACACAGCAGCTTATCCTAACAGGTAAGCTGGATGTGGAGGGTGACAACAAGCAAATCGCTATCGTCAAAGACACAGATAAGAATGGCGAAGCTATCCTTGTCGTGTATCAGCGCATCGGTTGCATGTACTCTAACGCTGATGCAACAGCAGAGAACAAGCAGCCTGCCTATTCCGGGCCGCAAGATGGCAACCGCAGACTAGCAGCATGGCGGTCAACATCAAAAGATGGGGTCAACTTCCTCTCTCTTAAAACACAAGAGAAATATGCTAGCGGTGCATCACCCCAGCCAGCAGCACAACCAGTGATTGCTGCCAATGACGTACCATTTTGACGAATTATGTGAGCGTTACAAAGTCTCAACGCTCACATTCAAAAGGTTTGTCAGAGCAAATGGGTTGCAATATTTAAGGATTGGCAACTCATTCGCAATGAATCAGGATCAGTTTGAACTGTTAGAAGAAGCGATGACGCGATGTTATCTATCCACAAAAGAGGCGAAGTTTACCACATCCGTGGCACCGTCAGCTATGCGGGTGAGACGCGCAACATCAGAAGATCAACAGGACAAACGATCAGGCGGCAGGCCGAGGAAGTTTGCCGAGCCTATGAGCAGCGTATCCTAAATGAAATGCGGGGTGGGGATAACCTCACCCCCTTCTTTGAACTAGCAGAAGATTGGGTATCTCTTGGTCGCGGAGATACTGACACTCGAAACGCTGCTTTGCTGTCTAATTTCTTTAAGAGCAAAGCAGCTTCCGAAATTAACACAGAAGCGTGGAACCTTTTAGTTCGCCGCAAGCTGAAAGGTTGTAGTAATTCACACATCAACCGTATTAGAGCGACACTTGTAGCGATTTTGAACCACGCTTCTGTGACCATAACTATACCACGGCGAAAAGAATTAAACGATAGGGTAAGGTTCTTATCTTACGAAGATCAGGAAGCCTTACTAGCTTCATACCCTGAGTTCATCAGGCATTATTTTATTACGCTATGCTATCAAGGGTTCCGCAGACAAGAAGCGTTGAACCTAAAAAGACAAGGCGTAAACTTTGAAAGCAACACCATCCAGCTAAAGGTCAAAGGTGGTAAACTTCTTACTGTACCCATGCACCCAAGAGTACGCGAAGCGTTGCTGCCCCACATAAGGCAGAGCAACGCAGAGCTAGTGTTCCTTAACAAAGCAGGCAAGCCTTATTCCTTTGGAGATAGCCTTAAAGGATTGCATACTAGAGCCTGCAAAAAAGCAGGCATCAATGACTTTACTATCCATGATTGGAGACACCATTTTGCCAGCAGATTGATGATGGCTGGTGCCGATCTAAACTCTCTAATGAAATTAGGTGGTTGGGAATCTGAGAAGATGGTCTTTAGGTATGCTTCAGTTTCTAACGAGCACACCAGAGACACACTGGAGAAACTCAAATGAGAAAACGTCAACGAAATCCGGTAGTTATAAACAGTGTACTTACCCTTGGTAAGGGTGAGGTCGCGTGTTCGAATCACGCTGGCAGCACCATTCTTTCCTTAATAAACAAAGCCTTACGCAGCTATTTGTTCTGGCTAATAACCTGCATTTATGCATTGTTATACACTTTTATACACCTTTATTAACCTTATTAAGCACACCAGACGCACAGAGGAAATGCATTAATGAAGCGCGGAAAACAAATCAAGACATCGCAAAGATTCAGCAGAGAGATGCCTCAGTATCATTACTCACCATCATTGGAAGTAAACTCTCGCAAAGAGAGGGAAGCTAACAAAGAAGGGTGGATAAAGAATGCAGCATTACTGCCCGATAATGCTTTTGCAGATGACGTTGTTACGCATGATGACGCTGGCTGCTTCTATCACCGAGAGACTGAGGTAGCCACAGGCTGGTCGCAGCTTGGCGGTCATGCAGAAGGCAACAATGAAATAGGAAGGAACACAAAGACATGAATAGAAGTGATTGCTTAGAGCTTGCATTCAATGCAATCCAAGACAGAGGCGCAAGCTACGGCACACCAGAAGCAAACTTTAAAAGGATAGCCAAGCTATGGTCTGTCTATAAAGATGTGCCGTTCACTGTCAAAGATGTCGGCATGATGATGACCTTGCTAAAGATAGCGCGTCTTCAACACACCGACCATGACGATTCATTTGTTGACATAGCTGGCTATGCAGCCGTTACTGCCGAAGCGATCTCCGGTATTGAAGATACTCCGCACCCTCAAGAGGATCCGCAAAACATTGTACCCATGAAACAGGATTAGGATTATGCGGATCAATGATCTGAAAAATTGCCTGACCAAAACGCTGCTGTTCAAATCCTTTGACGAAGGCGTAAGTGTCATGGAATTTGTAACCTCTCGCTCTGGCAAGCCAAGCTGTAGTTTCCTGCTCCACCAGTTCGATCTGACCCAAAGCCCAGTTGTGCTTGTGTCCACTAATGTACAGCGAAGCGTTCGACTTAAACTTGGCCATCTTGTTTTGGGCATGAAGGCTGTTCCATTGGGAATGACCCGGCATATCATGGGCGGCGTGGATGCGGCAGGCTCTGCCGTTCGGGAACTTCAACTCAACTCGCGCCTCCCAATCCTCAAGAACACTATGGGGAGAGCGCATCCATTTAAGCGGATCACCGGCACCAGACCACATATCGTGGTTGCCGCCAATCAAAATGAGAGGGTTCATCTCGTTGATTAACCACTCGACTAGCTTCCATGCTGTTTTATGAGAGGTGTCTTGCTCGCCGTATAAGCGTCCTAGACGGCCTACCCAGTTATTCTGGTAGTCACCTAAGTTGCACCCATACACACCGTCATACTCGTTGATTATACGCAGATGCTCACGCAGATTATCCCAATCACAATAGTTGTCATCGATGTGAGGATCACCCATCCATAGCAAACCAATGGGTTCATCCGATTTCATCTCAATCGGTATCCATTTCTTTGCATCACGATTAGCTTTACGCTTCTTGAAGCGGCTATGGAGATGATCGATCACCTCATCTATAGGGATGTCATCTTCTGGCAGTGGTTGAATAGTGTATCGGCTATCAGCAAAGTTTTCTTTTGCTTTTTGAATACGGTTCTGAAGCGTTGCCAATGGTATACCGCTGGCTTCAGATGCTAACTTTAATGTGCCATGTGTGTCGTATAACTGCTGGGCTTCATCAAGTTGCTCTTTACTGAGTGTCATTACAATCCAACATAAGTTGTTTAAGGGCTGGGCCACGCGTCTTTATTTGCTGATACCAGAGAGAATCTTCCATTTGAGCAGCAGCCTCGTTGAAGTCTCTGTCCTCTAGCGCAGCAATTAACTTTTTGAAGCGCGA